TATTACCCGCGCAGTGGTACGGCATACACAACAGCCAGTTTAACTGCGCCCGTATTTGAATTTCCTGCGGGCAATGTTGTGGAGTATGAATACCCTGAAGATGGTTCAGCCGTTGCCAATACTGTTTATGGATTAGGCGCAGGATCTAATGAAGGTAAATTACTTGCAACAGGTCAAGACACAGCAAAATTGGTAGCAGGCTGGCCATTGTTAGAAACTACTGCTAACTATTCAGACATTACAGATCAAACAGTTCTTGATAATCTTTCAGATGCACAAGCCCTGGCTACTTCTTACCCACCAGTTGTTCTTAAAGTTGTAGTGCCTGCTTATGTAAACCCTGTTTTTGGAACTTATGAAGTAGGAGATGATGCCCGCATCATTATTACTGATAGTCGTTTTCCAAATACTCTTGATGAGATTTACCGCATTGTTGGTTTATCGGTGCAACCAGGTGAAGATGGCCCTGAGCGCGTAACATTAACTTTGACACAAGGAGCAGGTGAAGCGTAATGGCATACATCAATCAACCTTTAGATCTTCAGCGTATGTTTGCAGACATAAACAACCGCTTAAACAAACTAGAAACAGCGGTGCGTTTTACATTTCCCAATGTAACTTCAGATCCAACTTACCCGCGCATTGGTGATGCGTGGCTAAACATTACAGATAATGAAGCAAAGATAGTTGATAGCACTGGCACTGTTCGCGTCATTACCTGGACATAACAGTTATACTTTTTCACCATGAACGCATTAGATTGGGCCGCATTAGCCGTTAGCATTAGCACTATTCTAGGTGGTTTTGTAGCGGCAGTTAGATGGCTTGTAAAACATTACCTTTCTGAATTAAAAGAAAATGGCGGAAGTTCATTGCGAGATGAACAAAATAGGCAGGGTGACACAATCAAGCGTTTGGAGAGCCGCGTTGATGAAATTTATCGCCTGCTTCTTAATCGCTCTTAGCCTTACAGGTTGCGGGTATCAAGGCTACACGCGCTACCCTTGTCAGGAATTTGTAAACTGGGATAAGGCAGAGTGTAACCCGCCGCAATGTGAAGGCATTGGGCAATGTACAAAGGATCTATTACCAAATGTGGAATTCCAAAATGGCTAGACGCAAATACACACCTGAAGAATTACATGCGCGCTTAATTGTCACCATTGGAATTATGCTTGCTTTAGTTTTTGCTGGCTCAGTTTTTGCCATGCTGTACGCGCTGGTGTTTGTAACTCAACCTATGGCGCAAGCCCCTAATGATGCCGCTTTTATTGATCTTGTTTCTACTCTATGCGTATTTCTTACAGGAACGCTATCGGGCATTTTGTCTGCTAATGGACTAAAATCCAAACCAAAGCCCCAGGAAGGAAAAGAAGATGAGCCTAAATAAAGTTATAGAATTTTGTGAAGCATCAGTTGGTTACACAGAAGGCCCAAATAATGACACTACATTTGGCAAATGGTTTGGCCTTAACAATCAACCGTGGTGCGCTATGTCTGCATCAAAAATGTATTTTGATGCTGGCATGATTGGAATGGTAGCCAATACAAATAAAGGTTTTGCCTCATGTGATGCCTGGCTAAAGTATTTAACAAAAAACAATCAACTTGTGCCTATCGGTCAGGCAAAGCGCGGGGATCTTGTGTTTTTTCAATTTGATGAAGATGCCCAACCTGATCATGTGGGCATTGTTAAGTTCCACCACACTACGCTTAAATACCTGCAAGTATTTGAGGGCAATACATCTTCAGGTAAGGCTGGAAGCCAGTCAAACGGTGATGGTTTTTACCTAAAGAAGCGTGACTACAAAACAATCATGGCGGTAGCCCGCCCAAAGGAGTAAAAATGGATACAAAAATGAAAGCAATGCTTGCCTCATACGCTCGCAGTTTTATTGTCGCTCTTGTTACCGCATACAGCATTGGAGCGCGTGATACCAAAGACCTAGCAATTGCTGGACTTGTTGCTGTTGCTGGCCCTGCGCTCCGCGCACTCAATGGCAAAGATCCTGCGTTTGGGTTAGTGGCTGATGTAGTCACGGCTGAACTTGATAAATTGGCAAAAGCAAGCAAAAAGAAAGCCGCCCCTAAAAAGAAATCTGAATAAAAGATTGCCCCGCTACGGCGGGGCTTTCTTCTTTCCTGAGCCTTTTGGTGTAATCTCCACCAGGGAGGTAATACCAAATGGCACTAGAAGATACATTTCAAACTATTATCAGTTCAAGAAAACGCTTTAGCATGTCACCGTATTGTTCTTTTATTATGCTTTACAACTCATTATCTAAAGAGGACAAAAAAACTTTAGATACCGCTTTGGAAAAAAAGTATCCTGTTAATTTGATTGTTCAAGCCTTGAGAACTGATGGGCATAAATGCAGTGCAGACACGCTTAGATTGCACTTAGATGGTACTTGCAAATGTCCGAAAGAGTAAAAGAAGTTCTTGATGATCGCCAAAAAGAATACGGTAGCGCTCGCAAAAATTTTACTTCTATCGGGCGTATGTGGGGGGCTTTATTATCTATTCCTGACATTAGCCCTGAAATCGTTGCTTTAATGTTTGATGCGGCTAAATCAGTACGCCTAGTTGCTAACCCTGAGCATGAGGACTCATGGATAGATAAAGAAGGCTACACACATCACGGCAAAGAAATTGTGTTTACAAATGAGCCTTGAAAAAAGATTACAAGAAATGCCTGAAGGCATAGAGTCTGAAGATGTAAAAGAACTACGCCAGGCAATGTTGCGATTGCAAAAACAACTCAAGCAATCAAAAGAACGCAATGAAGATTTAGTGTTTGCAACAAGGCAAGCCGCTTATGATGCAATGCTTACTTTTGGCAGGGTTGATCCTGTTCCTGCCGTTGAAATTGATAAGCGTAAACATAAAGGTGAAGTAGCCCTATGGCACATGACCGATTGGCAAGGCGCTAAAAAAACAGCCAGTTACAATTCTGAAGTTATGCGCACCCGTGTATTGGAATTTGCAGAAAAAGCGGTACGCATTACTGACATTCAACGAGCAGATCACCCTGTAAAAGAAGTTGTAATTGCATTTGGTGGTGACATGGTTGAAGGTTTGTTTAATTTTCCTTCACAAGCGTTTGAAATTGATAGCACTTTGTTTGAGCAGTATGTAAATGTAAGCCGTTTATGCGTTGATGTTGTTAGATTTGCATTAGCCAACTACGAAAAAGTTACGGTAGTGCCTGAATGGGGAAACCACGGGCGCATTGGGTCAAAACGCGACAATGTTCCGCGTTCAGATAATTTTGATCGTATGTGTTATGAACTTGCCCATCAACTGCTTAGTGGGGAAAAGCGGTTGGTGTGGCAGGACTGCCCTGAGGACATACAGCGCATTGAGATTGGCGCATACCGCGCTTTGTTAATCCACGGTGATGAAGTTGGCCGCAATGGTTTTGCTTCTCCTAGTGCAATTGTGCAACACGCAAACCGTTGGCGCTCAGGATCTTATCCGTGGGAATTTAGAGATGTTTACATTGGGCATTACCACACGCATGCTGAGTGGGCTATGGCTAACGGGTTAGGATCTGTTTATCAAACAGGATCTACTGAGTCAGATAACCGTTATGCGGGTGTCATGTTGGCCGCAAGCGCAACACCATCACAGCGTTTACATTTTATTGACCCTGTTAAGGGCAGAGTTACAGCCGCTTACAAAGTGTGGCTAGACTAATCTTCATCATCTTCTGAGAGTTCAGTGGTGATTAAACGCATGTTAGATACATCAATGCCGTGTTCTTCTGCCTTATCTAAAGCGTCTTTGAAAGTTGATAAACAACGCCCAGTCAAATCGCTTACCATGTCGGGATAAGTCGCTTCACTTCCTAGTTCCACGATAAGACCGCCTAAGCGGATTGAGATTTGTGAGTAAGCCATGATTTCCCCCTGACCCCTAAGTATGCCACCACCGCCCCGCCACGCCCATAAATTACGGGGTGCTTGTATTTGTCAGGGGCATGGTGTTCAATCCTCCTTACACGGGCTAGTTAGCCCCAAACAGGAGGTACACATGGCAAATTACAAAGGCCCATTAGATTACATTGATGTGGCTACAAGAATTATTGAGTTCCGCGAAAAGTATCCGCAAGGTTCATTACAGTCCTGGCGTGATCCCTATGTAATTGAAGTAAGAATTACAGATACAACTTTCAAATCATTTATGGTTTACAGCGCCGCGGCTTATCGTTCACCTGATGACACATTGCCTGGCGTTGGTTGGGCATACGAGCCAATCCCAGGGCCAACTAACTTCACCCGTGACTCTGAACTACAAAACGCTGAAACAGCCGCATGGGGGCGCGCAATGGTTGCCGCTCTTGCTGTTGATACAAAAAAGGGAATTGCATCTTCTGAAGAAGTACGCAACCGCCAAACCAAAACAACTGATGCACCTGCGGCAAAAGCACCCGTAGCAAAACGCGAATTTTCAGAAGAAGAAAAAGCACAAGCGTTTGCAGTTTACACATTAGTTGAAACCAAAAATAGTGAAAAAGAACTAGAACATCAATGGAAAGAAAATTTTGATTTGCTAGAAATTGTGATTGAAGGTGCATCTTTGCGTGATCACATTTTGGCGCGTAGGGCGGCGCTCAATGGATAACATGGAATTACCTTTTAAGCCATACGCAGGCACATCAGGTTGGCGCGGATCAGAAGCAAGCCATGACCGCGTTCTTGAAGATGATGTAAGCGGAGCAACTGGCAAACGCCAAAAACAAACTTTGGTTGCTCTCGGTGCGGCGGGTATTCGCGGCCTTACCTGGAAAGAACTAGGTGAAATGTTTGATTGGCATGCAGGGCAATCTTCAGGTTGCCTTTCAGTTTTACATCTTGAAGGCATGGTTGCCCGATTAACTGAGCGCCGCAATCGGTGTTCAATTTATGTTCTTCCCGCATTTGTAAACGGAAGAAACATTACAGAAAGAAAAACAAACACATGTAAGCATTGTGGAGGTGCGCTATGAGTAAAAAAGAAAACAAATTTGAACCATCAAACGGATTAAAAGTTGCTGTTCATTACAACATTATTGCAATCCGCGCTTTGGCTCAAGAGTTAGACATGTTTCCTGAAGTTCTTGCTGAAAAGTTAGACAGTGCGGGATTTATGCTTACGCCTGATCCGTT